AATTATCTTTGTAGCTATGGTAATATACGACATCAACGATAGTAAAATATTTGAAGCATCTTTGACAGAGAGTGCAGAACACGAGGAAGAGTTAGGTAAATCTAACTTAGTACGTTTATCGTGGCAAAGTGATATAAAGATTACTTTGCCAGTAGGTGCGTATATAGTACCTTTTGATGATGGTATTAAATATCGCTTATTAGACCCGTATACACCAAATGAAGATGCAACGGCTTTCAAATACA